ACGCCCCGCACCATCCTCGAGGCCTGCTTTCTCGACTGTAGCTACATCTACCGCACGCCTGGCGAGCGTCGCATCGCAAAGGCCACGGACATCGCCTTTGCGGCCGCACTTGGCATCGCAGGAGCTTCTTTGCTGTTTTACTGGCTCAGTCGTTGAGCCACTGTGATGCGATTCTGGCAACTCATCAACAGGAGCACAACATGAGCATTGAATTTCAACCCCTCGAGGAGTACCGCAAGTCGCTGCAGAACTTTGACTGGCTGTACGACTACAGCGACGACCACGCCTTCTGGGCCAAGTCGAAGAAGCAATACGACCGGCTCTGGGACCAGGCGCGCATCAGCGACGACCACCGCAAGGTGTGGGACGAGGAGCAGCGCCGCCGCAGGGAGGAGATGGAGCAGCGCGACGCGCAGATCAGGGCTCGCGTGCGGGCCAACAACGAGATCAACGACTGAAGGAACTCACGACATGGCATTCGACCTTTCATCCATCCGCCGCACCAAGAGGCTGCGCGCGCCCAAGATCGTCATCGCCGGCCCCGGCAAGATCGGCAAGACGACGTTCGCCGCCAGCGCACCCAGCGCGATCGGCATCCTGACCGAGGACGGCGCCGACGCGGTTGACGCGGCCGCCTTCCCGCTGGCCACTAGCCTGGCCGACGTCTATCAGGCCATCGGCACGCTGCTCAACGAGGAGCACGACTACCAGACGGTGTTCCTGGATTCGCTGGACTGGCTGGAGCCGCTTGTACACACACATGTGTGTACACAGAACAAGTGGGCCACGATCGAGGCCGCCGGTTACGGCAAGGGCTACATCGCCGCGGCCGAGGAGTGGCGCACGCTGCTGCAGGGTTTCGAGGAGCTGCGCGCTCAGCGGAACATGGCCGTGATCCTGATCGCGCACGACAAGATCAAGCGCTTTGAGTCACCGCTGCACGACGGGTATGACCAGTACGTCCTGAAGCTGCACGACCGCGCCGGTGCCCTGGTGCAGGAGTGGGCCGACGTCATCGGCTGGGCCAACTACCAGATCGTCACCACCGAGTCGGACGCCGGCTACGGCAACAAAGAAACCAAGGCCCGCACGACGGGCAAACGGATCCTTCACGTCGAGCCGCACCCCGCGCACATGGGCGGCAACCGATTCGGCCTGAAGAACATGCCCCTCGACTGGGAGGCATTCGCCGCGGCTCTGTCCGCATCTCAAAACGCCTAAACCAAGGAAATCTGAATCATGGCAACCCTCAACTTTCAAGCCTCGTCCGTCCAATTTGAAGAACGCGCGCCCAGGTCCTATGGACCGCTGCCTCCCGGCGACTACGAAATGATGATTACCGCATCGGCCAACAAGACGACCAAGAGCGGCAACGGCTCATACCTTGAGCTTGAGATGCAGGTGCTGGGCGGCGAGCACTCCGGCCGCCGGCACTGGGAGCGTCTGAACTTAAACAACCCATCGCAGCAGACGGTGAAGATCGCCCAAGAGCAGCTCGCGCGGCTCCTGATGGCGATGCACATTGACCGCATCGAGGACACAGTCGAAATGCACGACATCCCGTTCATCGCGGAGGTAGGCCTCGACAAAAAGGACGACAGCAAAAACATGATCTGGAACTACCGCGCGGCCGTCGACGCCCCCGCGGCTAAGCCTGCAGCACCTGCCAGGCCGGCACCGGCTGCAGCAGCCAACAAGTCAGCACGTCCCTGGGGTTGAGCATGAGCGTGCAAGAAAACTCACACCCCGTAGAGGACACCACTGTGTTCATTCATGGCGGCATCGCGTACCTACCTAAGTACACCGAGCCCGGCGTGTACGTCGGGCCCGGCTACCGGTGGCACAACGGGCGCACCTACAGCAAGAACGAGCTGCTGCAAGCAGGAGCGGTTGAAACCAAGATGATGTTGTGGCCGCGAGTCAAGAAGGCCGCGTCCCTGATTGGGAGCTAAACCATGGCGGCGCTACCTGAAGATCCTCACACCACCAGCGCCGCCATCGTGCGGTGGTATGAGAGTAAGCCGCAGGAGCACCGCCCCCACATGGGGGCCAGCCTGATCGGCCATGTCTGCGACCGCTACATCTGGCTGACCTGGCGCTGGGCCATGAAGCCGGAGTTCAAGGGCCGCATCCTGCGCCTGTTCAACACTGGCGTGCGTGAGGAGTCGCGCCTGATTGAGGAGCTGCGCGGCATCGGCGCCGAGGTGTGGGACACCGACCCGGCCACCGGCGACCAGTGGCGCGTGAGCACATGCAACGGGCATTTCGGCGGCTCGCTGGACGGCGTGGCCAAGGGCCTGCCCGAGGGGCCCAAGACGCCGGCGGTGCTGGAGTTCAAGACGCACTCCAACAAGTCCTGGAACGACGTCACGAAGAAGGGCGTGCAGGCCAGCAAGCCGCAGCACTACGACCAGATGACGGTCTACATGGGGCTGATGGATCTGGACCGCGCGCTCTACATGGCCGTCAACAAGGACACCGACGACGTCTACACCGAGTGGGTCCACTTCAACCGCGAGCGGTTCGACCAGCTCATCGAGCGCGCCCAGCGCCTGCTCGACGCGACGACCCCGCCCTACCGCATCAGCACTGACCCCGAGCACTTTGAGTGCAAATACTGCTCGATGTGGAAAGTGTGCCACGGTGGCCAGGCCGGCGAGCCCAACTGCCGCACCTGCTGCCACTCCACGCCGATCCACGACGCGCAGTGGCGCTGCGCGATGAAGGGCGAGCTCATCTCCGACACGGAGCAGCGCGCCGGCTGCAACACGCACCTGATGATCCCTGGCCTGCTGCCCTACGCGGAAGCTGTGGATGGTGGCGAGAACTTCGTCGTGTACCGGCATACCGAGACGGGCAAGCTGTTCGTCAACGGGCCTGATGGGTGCGCGGACCAGGGCCCGGTGTTCTCGAGCAAGGAGCTGCACCGCTGCCCGGGCTCGCTGATCGGAGAGATGTCGGAGTTCAAGGACCAGTTCCCCGGCGCAAAGATCACCAGCGGCGAGGTGTTTGCACCCAAGACCGTGGGCACGATCATGGACATGGAGTCGGACGACCTGGACGCGATCCCGACGAAGCCGACGACTAAGGCGCAGAAGGAGGCCGCGGCTAAGAGGACGCGCACGGCCAAAGCAATCATGGAGGGCAAGGTATGAGCTGCACAGGACCATGCAACCAGGGCCGCAAGCCCTGCCCCACACCCGAGGCCTGCGAGAACGCGACTATCGACGGCGGCATGGAGCTGCTGGGCATGCTCGTGATCTACCTGATGGGCGTGGCCACGGGCACCTTCTTCACCATTCTGCTGTTTTAAGTGATGAGCTATTCACAAGCCATTGAGTCGATCCGATCGCGGTGCGAGGAGATTGGTGATTGTTGGGAGTGGCAGATGGCTCTGCAGCTGCGCAGCCGCTCGCCGGTGATGCGCTACCAGGGCAAGCACATGTGCGTGCGCCGCGTCGTGGCGCTGGCCATGGGCCACAACATCGAGGGCAAGGTCGCCACCTACAAGTGCGGCAACAACCTCTGCGTCAACCCCGACCACATCGTCGTGATGACCAAGACGACGCTGCAGAAGCGGACCAACAAGGTCAACGTGCAGTACATGCACCCGACCAGGCGCCAGCGGGTGGCTGCGGCCAGGCGTGCCAGCGCCAAGCTGTCGCCGGAGATCGTGCAGAAGATCCGCGAGGACACACGAGCGCAGCGAAAGATCGCCAGCGATTACGGCATCACACAGACCACGGTCAGCCGCATCAAGCGCGGCGAGATGTGGCGCGACTACACCAACTCATTCATTCAGCTGTTCAGATGAAGTGCCCGCAGTGCGAAGCCTGGACCGAGGTGCGCGAGACACGCCAACGCACCGATGGCACCAAGCGCCGGCGCTACGAGTGCGCGAACCTGCACAGGTTCACCACCGTTGAGCGCATCGAAGAAGCAAAGCGCGGCCGCCTGCCGCGTCAGAAGGACCCAGCAACATGAGCCAGTACATATTCGGCATCGACCCCGGCGCCAGCGGCGCGATCGCCATCATCCAGTCCGACACCGGCAAGCTGATCGACGTCATCGACATGCCGGTCACCGAGCTCGAGGTCGGCGGCAAGACCAAGCGACGGGTGTCGCCTGTGTTCCTGCAGTCCGAGCTCGCGTTCTATGCCGACGACGCCCGCGCGGTGGTCGAGCTGGTGAACGCGATGCCTGGCCAGGGCGTCACCTCCATGTTTGCGTTTGGCGAGGCCCTGGGGATCGTCCGCGGCGTGCTGGCGGGCATGAAGGTGCCGGTCGACCTGGTGGCGCCGGCCAAGTGGAAACGCGACCTAAAGCTGAACCCGGGCAAGGACGGCGCCAGGGCCATGGCCGCCAACCTCTGGCCCGACAAGGCCGACCTGTTCAAGCGGGCCAAGGACGACGGCCGGGCTGAGGCGGCGCTGATTGCCCATTGGGGAAGGTCAACTTCCTAGCCGGCTTGTGCCGCGAAATACTGTTGACAGACCCCTATGCTGTTGAGACAATCTCACCACAACAACACAGCAAGGACTCACGACATGACCCTCAAACTCCGCAACGACACCTACTGGATCGACGTCCAGATCAACGGCCAGCGCATCCGCGAGTCGCTCAAGACGACCGACAAAAAGCAGGCCCAGGCCCTGTATGACATCCGGCGCGCCGAGCTCTGGCAGGGCCGCATGCTCAAGGCCAAGCCCAAGAAAACCTTCCGCGAGGCCTGCGCTCGCTGGCTGGTCGAGCGCGCGCATAAGAAGTCGATTCAGGAGGACAAGGACAAGATTAACTTCTTCCTGCCGAAGCTGGGCGATCG